TATCGCCCCCGCCCTGTCCCAGGCAATCGAGATGACCGTCAGCGAGATTGAGGAAGCTATCTTCTCTCGCAAGGCGTGGTTTGATGTCACCGATGACATCGCAGACCAGAACAAGGACGACGCGGTACAGTATCGCAACCAGCTCCTTGAGGACTTCCACCTGGATGGCGTACAGCGCTCTATCAGCGACGCTATTCTCATGGGTGCTATCTACGGGACGGGGATCGCCAAGATCAACGTCACCAAGAAGACTGAGCTACAGGCTGGTCCCACGGGGGAACCCGTGGAGATGGAGCGTATCTCCGTACCCGTGGAAGCGGTACGGCCTGACCAGTTCCTGATCGACCCGGCATCCACGAACATCGAGGAAGCTCTGTTCGTTGCCCACGAAGTTATCAAGCCGATGCACACCATTCGGGAGAAGCAGCGGCAGAAGATCTACCGGAAAGGCGAGCTATCGCCCTACACGGGCTCCCGCCCGGACACGGACGGCACGGGGGCTACGGCCAACGTAGACCTCCGGGACAGCTCCGTAAAGATCATTGAGTACGCAGGTCGCGTACCTGCTGTATTCCTTCCCGACGCCGCGGGTAGCGGCATGGTAGAAGCGCTTGTAACGCTTACGGAAGACGGATTCGTACTACGTGCGGTAGAGAACCCCTACCGTATGAAAGACCGGCCCTACGTCGCGTATCAGCACGACAGTGTGCCGGGAGAGTTTTGGGGCCGAGGAGTAGCCGAGAAGGGCTATAACCCGCAGAAGGCCCTTGATGCGGAGCTACGGGCTCGTATCGACGCCCTAGCTTTGATGTCTGCCCCGATGATGGGTGCAGACGTATCACGGCTACCGCGCAACGCAGACTTCCGGGTACGTCCCGGGAAGACGGTGTTTACCCGCGGACGCCCGAGCGAGATCCTGGAGCCGATCCAGTTCGGTAATCCCTCGATCCTTGCTAACACCTTCCAGCACACGGGTGATCTGGAGCGGATGATCCAAATGGGAACCGGGGCGATGGACTCGGCAACCCCCGTTGGTGTCAACGCACGGAACAGCACCGCGTCAGGTATCAGTCAGCTACAAGCTGGCTTCATCAAGCGCTCCAAGCGCACGATGCAAAACATTGAGCGCCAGTTCCTTGGACCGTTGGTCCGCAAGAGCTTGTGGCGCTATATGCAATACGACCCGGAGCGTTATCCGGTGGATATGAAGTTCCGCATCGACTCCGCCATGGGGATCATGGCGAAGGAAGTCGAGAACTCCAACCTGACCAACATGCTTGGTTACATTCCACCCAACTCTCCTGCGCACATGTTGGTTGTGCGAGCCATCTTTGAAAACAGTTCCTCCGCTAACAAGGAAGAGCTGATGACCGCAATTCGTCAGATGTCCCAAGGCCCGACGCCTGAGCAACAGCAGATGCAGCAGCAGATGCAAGAGCTGCAACAGCGGATGCTGATGCTTGAGATGCAAGCGAAAGAGCTTGAGAACGCCAAGGCGCAAGCAGAGATCGCCAAGCTCCAGGCAGAGACCCGGTACACCCTGACGAAGGACGATCTGGAGGACGATAAGGTCCAGATCAATGCGTCAAACGCGGCAGTAGCAGCACAACGTGTGCGGGTACAGTCGCAGATGGCCGACACCCAAAGGCAGGAGGCAATGAACCGTGGAACAGGACCACAAGGTACTGGCGGAGCTTAAAGAAATGCAGCGGCTCTTTGAGGAGCCCGCGTGGCGACTTGTAGTAGGGCAGCTAGAACAATCGGTTGAAGAGCTAAAAGAAGCAGTGTTGTTTTCCAAGGATTGGGGAGAGACGCAGTTTCTGAAAGGTCGCATAGAGCAGTGCCGCATGGTGGCTAATTTAGAAGCCTTGGTTGAAAACAGCCTAGCCATGATGGAAGAGGATGCTCTAGGAGGCGACGATGCTCCGAATGTATGACTATCACTGCCCTCACTGTGATCGCTTCTTTGAAGCGCTTGCAGAAGTAACAGAACGGCATTTCCACCACTGTCACAAGTGTAACGGGACTGCCAGCTTAGTGATTCGCTCTGTACCGATGCTGGACCCTCGGATGGGCGTAGACAAGGACTTCCCGACCATGGCTAAGCGCTGGGACGAGAAGCACAAGAAACTTGCCTACGGCCAGATGAAAGACAGCAATAACACCCGATACGGGACGAATACGGACTACGAGCGCGAGGCGTTCTACAAGCGCCGAGAGCTTGAGAAGTAAACGGTCGGACAATCCGGGACCTCGGGACCGATCTTATCTACGCGGGTAATCCAACTGGCCCCGCTAACTTGAAAGAGGAGTCGGCACTTATGCCACTGAAGTACGAAGATTACGCACGGAAGCAAGAGGACGAGTTAGAGACTGAAATCCAAGAGGCATCGGAGAACTCGGAGAGCCGCCAAGCGGACAACTCTATCGAGATTCCTGAACGCTTCAAGGATAAGTCCGTTGAGGACGTTATCAAGTCTTACACTGAGCTTGAGAAAGCCTATAGTCGCCAAGGAAACGACCTGGGTGAGTACCGTAAGCTCACGGAACAACTCCTTTCGCTGGAATCCGCAGGCGGATCTAAACAACCCGAACAGACCCAAAGCGAAGACATCTCGATTGACGCCCTTTACGACGATCCGAAAGGGACTATTGAGAAGGTCGTATCGCAACGTGTAAGTGGTTTGGAACAGCAATTCCAGCAAGAGCGGTTTAACGACCGTCTTGCTCAGCTAAGCCAGAAGTACGATGGCTGGCAAGAAGAGGTTCGCAGTCCCGAGTTCGCCAACTGGGTGCAGGAGTGGGCAAACACGCCCGTTCGACAACGCCTGGTGATGGCTGGGGACCAAGGGGACCTTGACGCTGCGGAGGAAGTTCTTCTCTCCTACTACGAGAAGAAGCAGATGGCGCAGCAAGCCCAGAAATCGCAACGGAAGGCACAGCGTGATGCTGATTTAGCTAAGGGAACGCTGGAAAGTGGTAGTCCCGAATCCCCGGAATCGGAAACTACCTTCTCTCGACGGAAGCTGCTTGACCTGCGCATCAAAGCTAAACAGGGCAACCGCCAGGCTATCAACTTCCTGAAGGACAACCAAGCCGATATTGCACGTGCTTACGCTGAGGGTCGTCTTGTCGATTGACTCTTTTTAGTTAGGAGCACTTAAAATGGCACTTGGAACTAACCACGTAACTATTACTGATGCCACTGCGGCCACCCGGACTCGTTCCAACTCCGCGTTTGTACCGGAGCTCTGGAGCGACGAGATCGTTGCTGCGTACAAGTCCAACCTTGTGATGCAGCCCCTTGTCGTCACGATGAACCATCGTGGTCGCAAGGGTGACACGATCCACGTCCCCCGCCCGAATCGCGGCGACGCTTCCGCCAAGGCAGCCGAGACGCAGGTCACGCTGATCGCCAACCAGGAAACGCAAACCGCGTACCTGATCGACCAGCACTGGGAGTACAGCCGCCTGATCGAGGACATCGTGTCCGTGCAGGCAGACGACTCCCTCCGGGCGTTCTACACCGACGACGCTGGCTATGCTCTCGCCAAGAAGGTTGACACCTTCCTGCACGAGAAGATGGCTCGTTTCGCAGGTGCAGATGCCGCTCCGACCACCGCGGGTTCCAGCGACTACGCCAAGGCAGTGATCGGTACGCCCGCTGGTGGCGCCCTGGTCGCCTGGGACGGTTCTGCATCCACCAACACCGGTAACGGCTCCACCATTACCGATGAAGGTATCCGCATCATGATGCAGGAGCTGGACGACAACGACGTCCCCAGCATGGGCCGTGCCCTTGTCATTCCCCCGGTTGAGAAGCGCAAGATCCTTGGGATCGACCGTTTCACGATCTGGAATGAGATCGGCGAAGGTGGTATGGACAACGCAGCTCGCACGGGCTACGTCGGTGACATGTACGGCGCTACGGTGTACGTCTCCAGCAACTGCCCCACGGTGCTTGCTGACGACAGCTCCACGGCCTACCGTGCAGCAGCCTACTTCCACAAGGATGGTGTGGTGTTCATTGAGCAGCTCGCTCCCCGCACCCAGACCCAGTACAAGCAAGAGTGGCTCGGTGACCTGTTCACCGCTGACATTCTGTTTGGCGGTGGTCTGCTCCGGCCGGAAGCAGGTATCGCCGTGGTTGTGCCTGCATAACCATTGGTGTAACGAAGCCCCCTCCTTCGGGAGGGGGTTTTCTCTCAAACGGGAGGAGCCTTTAGATGGCAACAACTCAGCTTCAAATGGTCAACAGGCTCCTGCGACGTTTGCGGGAAGAGCAAGTTACTAATACGACGGACAACACCTACGCCACGCTCCTTGCGGAGATCGTGGCTGACGCCTATGAGGAGGTGTTGGACGAACACAAGTGGGAATCCCTGAAGCATCGGGCACACGTGGACATCTCCAGCGGTACGTCAAAGTACCGGCTGGATGCCAAGGTATCCGGTGGTGGTAACATCCGCAACAGCGACGTTCGCACCCCCTCCGTTGACTCGGAGCTGCTCTTCCTTAACGGGGACCAGCCCGAGGTGTACGTCTATGATGACGACAACGACGACAGCCCTACCCCCATCTACTTCCTCACCCCCGAGGCCTTCCGCCAGCAGCAAGCGCTGGATCGGGACAACACCCAGGATGATCCCGACTACTTCACCATCTACCGCGAGGCAGACGCCACGAACAAGCGGCGGCTGTACATGGAGCTGTACCCGGAGCCGACGGCATCCCGGGTGATCGAGCTTATGTTCTGGACTAAGCCTGCCCGACTGGCGTCGGACGGCACCACGGACAATACGGAGTTCCTTATCCCGGAGCGGTGTGTGTTCCAGCTTGCGTACATGTACGCGCTGAACGAGCGCGGGGAGGAGCTTGGTGAGCCAGGTAACCTTGCTGAGAGACGCTACTTTGAGTCTCTGGCTGCGGAGATTGAGAAGGAAATTGACGTCTACACCCGCGGTGACCGCTACGAATGGAGACGTGACTAATGGCGGAGCGTATGCACGGGGGAGCCCCGCTCCTTCACATACCGCTAAACGCCCCGGCCTTCAGCGGCCTTAACTCCCAGGCAGCAGCAGCTATCCTTGGGCCGGAGTGGGCTACCCGGCTGGATAACACCGTGCTGGACAAGTTCTCCCGTCTAAGTGGCCGTAAGGGCATGACCAAGCGCAACACGTCTACCCTTACGGGGGACGTGAAGTTCTTGTTTGAGCATTACGACGCTACGGCGGACGCATACCACCTTCTTGCGGTGGTGGATACGTCCAGCACCATCACGATACACAAGTCCACGGACTACGGACAGACGTGGAGCGACGTGTCGGGTACGGCAACCCTATCCGACGCAGATATGCTCCTTGTGGAGCTGGGGGGCGACGTTATCGGTCTCCAGAACGGCGAGACGCCGATCATCTACAGCGGTACGTCCTTCAGCGACATCAGCGCTTCTAACATGCCCGACTACAACGTCGGGTGTGCTGCCTTCGGGCGTATCTGGTCCAAGCGCAGCGCCACCACCGTGGCGTACACGGGACTGCTTGATCCGACGGACTGGAACGCTACCGGCTCGGGGGAGATCGACCTGACCTCCGTTTGGCAGAACGGGGACGTGGTTACGGCAGTGTCCGAGTTCAACGGACAGCTTGTGATCTTCGGTCGTACTCACGTAGTGATTTACGACGACGACACGGGCAGTGAGCTTGGCCTAGACCCCGCTAACGCGGTGCTGGTGGACATCATCGCCAACGTGGGCTGCATCGCCCGGGACAGCATCCAGGTAGTCAACGGGGATCTTTGGTTCCTTAGCGACAGCGGCGTGCAACGCCTTAGCCGCCTTATCGAGACCACCAACAATCCATTGTCAAGCATCTCCAATAACATTCAGGACGAGCTACAAGCCCGCGTCCAGAACGCGGACGAGATGGAGATTAAAAGCGTGTACAGCCCACGAGAGCGGCTGTATCTCCTCGCCATCTCCGACGGCGGTACGACGGAATCGGGCACGACCTACGCTTTCGACACCCAAGGGGCTTTGCAGGACGGTTCCTTCCGCATCACGGGAACCTGGACTTACCTTGTGCCGCGGGCCGCGGTTTATGGTAACGACCAGAATCTGTACTTCTCCGTGAAGGAAAAGGCGGGCTTTGTGTATCGCTACGAGGGCTACGACGACGACGGCGAGTCCTACGTGGTGAACTACGAGTCGGGGTGGAACGACCTTGGGTCGCCCAACCTGAAGATCCTGAAGCACATCACCGGGCTATTGTACGTCCAGTCCCAGACTGCTGTTACCTTCAAGTGGGCGTGGGACTTCCGCAACAACTTCCGCACCTCCAGCACGGTCT